CCTGAAGCGAAACCGTGCGGGCGCGCGCCCGCCGGATGCGCGCGACAAGCTCGCCGAGGCCTTCATGGCGGACTTCTACGCCGACTGGTGCGGGCAGGGGAAGGCCGCCATCGCGGCCATGCGCGGCGAGAAGCCGGGCGAGTACGTGCGCATCGCCGCCTCGCTCCTGCCCAAGGAGCCCAACCTCGAGGTCGATCCGATCGATGAACTCACCGACGCCGAGCTCGCCGACCGCATTGCGCAATTTGCCGCTCTCGCGGGACTTGAAATCCGAGCTGTCGCACCTGGTGGCGGACCAGGCGCGGCGGACGACGAAAGCGAAGCTGCGCGCTGACTTTTGCGCCTACGCGGCCGCTTGCCTGATGATCCGCGCCAAGGACGGCGCGGTCGTCCCGCTCCGGCTCAACCGCGCGCAGCTCCACATCCACGCCGAGCTCGAGCGCCAGCGCGCCGCCACCGGGCGGGTGCGCGCGCTGATCCTCAAAGGCCGCCAGCAGGGCTGCTCGACATACGTCGCCGGCCGGTTCTATCACGGCGCGACGCACCACGCGGGCGTCCGCGTGTTCATCCTCACCCACGAGGACGCGGCGACGCAAAACCTGTTCGAGATGGTGGACAGGTTCCACACCCGCTGCCCGGACGACGAGCGGCCGGCGACCGGCGCGGCGAATGCCAAGGAGCTGAGCTTCGACGCGCTCGATTCCGGCTACAAGGTCGGCACGGCGGGGACCAAGGGTGTCGGGCGCTCGTCAACCATCCAGCTCTTCCACGGCTCCGAGGTCGCGTTCTGGCCGTACGCGGAGACGCACGCCGCCGGCATCCTGCAGGCGGTCCCCGACATGCCGGGCACCGAGGTGATTTTGGAGTCGACCGCCAACGGGCTCGGCAATTTCTTCCATCAGACCTGGCGCGACGCCGAGACCGGCGCCAACGATTTTGTCGCGATCTTCGTGCCGTGGTTCTGGCAGGACGAATATCGCAAGGCCGTCCCGGAGAATTTTTCGCCGACCGAGGAGGAGCGCGAGTATCGCGATCTCTACGGGCTCGACGATGAGCAGATCGCCTGGCGGCGCGGCAAGATCGTCGAGCTCAAGGACGCCGGGCTGTTTCGCCAGGAATATCCCGCGACTGCCGCGGAGGCGTTCCAGCAATCGGGGCACGACAGCTACATCGCGCCGGCGCTGGTCGCAAAAGCCCGCAAGGCGACGTGGCAGGGCAGCGGGCCGCTGGTCATCGGCTTCGATCCGGCCTGGATGGGCGACGATCGCCACGCGATGGCGTGGCGGCGCGGGCGCCGGGTCGAGAAGGTCGAGAGCAAATCCAAGCTCGACACCATGCAGGCGGCCGGCTGGGTGAAAAGCGTGATCGACGCCGAGCGGCCCAAACGGGTGTTCGTCGACGTCGGCGGCGTCGGCGCCGGCGTCTACGACCGCCTGATGGAGATGGGTTACGGCGCGACCGTGCGGGCGGTGAACTTCGGCTCGGCGCCGTTCGAGCCGCCGCCATTGGACGAGCACGGCAAGCCGTCGGGCGGCCCGCTCAATCGCCGCGCCGAGATGTGGATGACGTCGAAGGAATGGCTCGAGGACCCGGCCGGCGCGCGGCTGCCCGACAGCGACGCGCTCCAGGCCGACGCGTGCGGGCCGAGCTACACGTTCGACAGCCACTCGCGGCTCAAGCTGGAGTCGAAAGAGCACATGCGGGCGCGCGGGGTGAAGAGCCCGGACGAATGGGACGCGGTCGCGCTCACGTTTGCGGAGCCGGTCGCGGCCGACGCGGGGTTCGGGCGCAAGCTGAGCTATCCGACGAGCGGGGTGGCGTGATGTTCCAGGCGATGTGGCTGGCGATCGTGATCGCGCAGGCAACGTCTCGCCGCTGGAGCTCACCGAGCAAGCGGCCTTCGCGTTGCGCGAGGCGTGCGAGCGGCATATCCGGCGTCCGACCGATCGCAAGCATGTACGGAGGGGGCGAAGCTCCAATCCGAACGTACTGGGCTGCCTCCATAAGTCAGTCGCTTTGCCGTTGTCCGCTGTCGGCGCGCGAGCGGCCGGCCGTGGTGGCCGTGGCCTTGCGATCCCGGCATGAGGGCTGCTGGACTCACGTTCGGCGAACGACACGAGCTCGAGAGATCCCGAGACAATTTCATTTGGAGCCCGGTGATGTGCAGTCGGCGATGCTTGGCGATCATGAATTACGCGTTGGGCGTCTGCACAGTAGCTCTTGCCCTGGGTGACTATTCGTCCCTTTCAGATGTGAAGCACTTTATCGAAGTCGACGGCTGGGATCACTGTTGGAATTATCGCGACTTTCGGACATATGTCGTTTCTGGCATCTTGTCTTATTCGGCCTTGGGTGCTGCATTTCTGTTGTCGTGGATACTGCTTCGATCACGGAATTGGCGGTTCGTCTATGTCGTCTTCGGGATAGTGTGTTTGGGTATAGGGCTACAGATTTGGTATGGATGGAATTGCGCAGAATAAGACAGGCCACGGAAGAATATCATGGCAAACGGAGTGCGCACCCGCACGGGCGTCTGACGGGACGAGGCCGCCTGATGTCGCAAGCGCCGGTTATTGTCGGCACGGCGGTCGGTGCGCTGTTGGTCGTGACCAACGCGGCGGGCCGACCCGCACGCCGAACGGCAACTCCGGACTGAGGCTTGCGTCGAAACAGCACGCGCACGCGGTGTGAAGAGCCCGCACAACCGGGGCGCCCTCGCACGCATCTTCGCAGCGCCGGTCGCGTCGGATGCGAGCGCTCGCGCAAGACCAACCCATCAACCATCCAACAGGCGGAGTCGCATGATGTTCCAGGCGATGTGGCTGGCAATCGTGATCGCGCACGGCAACGTGTCACCGCTGGAGCTCACCGAGCGCGAGGCGTTCGCCTCGCGCGAGGCGTGCGAGCGGCATCTGTCCGCCCACAAGGCGCGGATGCCGGACTTCGTGCGCGGCCACCTCAATGCGCCGTGGGATGTCGAGATCGAGATCGACGGGCGGTGCGTGGCGAAGGGGGAGGCGGCGTGATTGGCGAAATAGAATACGTCGAATTGCGCGCCGATCTCGGGCTCCCCCGAGGTCGGCTTTTTTGATGCGCAGGTTGGGTGAGCCCCAGCCGCAGTTGCCGGCGTCGGCCCCGGGGCTCTTCGTCGTTCGTCGTTGAGCGTTCACCCGCGCGCCGCGCCATCGTATCGAGCCGTGTCCCCACGGCCCATCGCCTGACCATCACACGCTGAGGCCTGCGTCGCCAAGCGCCTCGCGCGGCGCGTTCGCGCGCGTCCACCCGTTCATCAACACAATCTGCGAGCACCCGATGTCCAGCTTCTGGGATCTGCTGCCGGCCAGCCCATGGTTGGTGCGGCCGTTCAGTCCGCCGGTCGACCCGATGCAGGTGCCATGGGCGGTCGACTCCACACAGGCGTCGCCGCCGCCACGGGATCGGCAAGTCCCTTGGGACTGGCCGTCGCCGATCTCGCCGTACCCGACCTCGCAATATGGAGCGAGCGCGAAGACGTCTCCGCCCGAGTCGTATTCGGCGCCTTGGGCGGTCGACGCGATGCAGGCGTCGCCGTCGCCGACGGATTGGAGACTCGCTCGCGGATCGGCGCTTTCGGTTCGGCCACATCCGGACGGTTACGACGTCGCTCCCCCCGCGTCGCCGGGAACTCGCGCGTTTGGCGCCCCTTCGTACCCTGACTTTTCCGTCCCTTTCGCACCCAATTCCGATCCCGACGTCGACGCCCCTGCGCATTACCAGCGGATGGCCGACGACGCCAAGCGCGCGCACGACTTCGTCATGTGGGCGTTCAACCCGCCCAGCGTCACCCAGACGCCGGCGATGCGCCAAGCCCCGGCGCCCTTGTATCGCGCGCCGCAACCAGCCGCGGCCGCTGACGCGCCAGGACCGTCGGTGTCGGGCGTGGACGATGCGACCAGCGCGCCCTGGCCGGCCCCCGCAACGAATGCGTGGCCTGCGCCGACGGACGCGCGCGACGGGTCCGCTGCCGCGGCCGATCCTGCCGACGCGTTGCCGGCGCCCGCTTTCGCCGGAGATGCACAAGCGCCCGCGCTCGCGGCCGCGGTCGGCAATCCGAACATCGAGCGGCAGGGCGAGCGCGCGCGTTCGGGGGTGACGCGGCCACCGTCGCCGATGCGGCGCGCCATCGCGAAGGATATCGCGGGCGGCACACTCGAGGCGCCGCTGGGAATCGTCGGCGGCGTGCGCGATGCCGCGCAGGCGGCGAAGGAGTTCATTGACTGGATCGGCGAGATCGACGCCGCGGTCGAGCCGAAGCCCCTGATCGGCGAAACCGGAACGACGTTCGACAAGCTGCCCGACCTGCCGGAGGTCAGGCAGCAGAAGACGGTGACCGGCCGGACCTTGCGGGGAGGGACGCAGTTCCTCACCGGCTTTGCGG